GCTACCCATTCTCCGTTGTACCATCTGTCTAACGTCTTACCACATTTCTGACAAACGAATCGGTATGTACCATCTCGAACTGTTTGAGCAAGAACATCTACACCGCTCTCATCCATACATTCAATGTTTTTATCGTAATCTAGTTGTTGACGCATGCCGCAATGTTCACACTTGTGCATGTACACGCGTTTATCAGAACGGTCATACAGGTCATGGATACCGAAGTTAGGTACCGTAGGTGTTGACCATCTGCGTAAAATACCATATTGAGATGAAGACATAGACTCCATCGCAGAGATTTCCGCCGAGCTATTTACACGGTCATACTCATCCAGTGATAGATAATCGATATCGACACCCTCTACCGCAGCGCCCTTACTAGAAGAACGGAACAGCATGAAGCTATTTCTAATCTTTTTCTTTTCTAACGAGTCAATCTTAGGGTCAGAAATAGTAGCATAATACCCTTTCTCAAGTAACGGGTTAATACGTGTCGTTACAAAGTCCTTCATTTGTCGGTTCGTAGGGAACGTGTAGAGGCACTTTACACCCGCATAGGAGTGTAGGTCTGCAAACCATAACATCTCACCTACACCGACCTCTGATAGCCCTAACTGACGGGATTTAATTACCGCCTTGTTAGGATGCGTATCATTGATGATTTCTGTTTGCCACGGTCTGTGCGCTTGCGCTCGTAATGAGTCTTTTCCGCTAACGTGGAAGGTAATCGGGTGACCTTTTACCGAGTGGTTCTTTAATAGATAAGACGAACAGTTTAACATCGTCAATACATAAGCTAATTCGTCTTTTGATAACTCCGTCCTACCGAACGTTTGTTTAGCTATGTTCTGTATCATTTCTCCTGTTAGATTATTCATTTCTATCTTCCTCTCCAAAATACGGGACACCTAGTACATAGCTTTCATATACATGTTTCGCAAACTTGTTGTATTCTTTCTTTTCCGCTAGTACATTATCAGGTGAGGGGTAAGGTATATAAGAAATCCCCATAGCTCTAGATTTCTTAACAACCCTCGTTGGTTCTACGTCATTTGTGATTTCGATATTCCACGGTCTTTTTTTCATTAGAATGTTCCCTCGTTTTCTGCATTCTGAGCTATGTCCATATTTCTGATTAGGTCTGCTACATCGTTCATATCCATTGTAGATACATCGATTTTACCTTCCTCATCAGCCGCCATCTTACCGTCACGAACCATATCATCCACAACTTTCTCTTGGCGCATGTTAATTTCCGGTAACATTCCAGCTCCTTGTTGACCGTTCATCATTTCGTCGATACCATTAAGTTCCTTATAAGCTCCTAACACGCGGATAGCATCAGCGATGTTATCAATAGGAATCTCACCCATTTCTAACTTCTTAATGAACTGTTTCATAGAAGACGAGAATGCGGAGTTTAACGTATCACGTAATTCTTCTTGTGAGTCAAACACACTATTCTTCTTCTTTATACCTTTTTTTATGTTGTTCGCCATTGACATCTTGCAGTTCCCCTTTCTGTTTTAGTACACGATAACACGAGTTAACATCCTTGCAGATGTGGATATGTACAATATCACTTAACTCGAATCGTATCTGGTTTTGTGTTGTTATGTATTTTTGCGTTTGTCTTGAAAGAGCAGATAGCGGTCTTCCACATATGGAGCATAATCTTGGTGTGAAGACTCGTCTATCTCCTTTTTTAAACTCTCTGTATTTTTCTGAATTTTGAAATAATTTACGTCGCTTTTCGACAACCTCCCTTTTCGTTATCATTCATCGTCTAGCTCCTCATCGAAGCGCTGGTCTACCTTTTCTAACAGCTCTTCGTAAGCGTACAGTCTGTCGTCAAGGAATACATCGGAATCATCAATATCTTCGTAAACAGCAGCAGAATAAAGGAAAGGGAGTTCTAGGATTAGCTCGTCCAAAACAATGTCGATAACATCAGATGAAAATACGATTCCATAGTTGATGAATTGGCTCATTAAATGTCCTTCATATTTATCTCTTAATTTATCTACAATTTCATGTTCAGTATCTCCTACTGTATCTCTGTAGTCCTTTTGAAAATCTGCATAATCGTAAGCCATATGTGTAATAGTCATTGTAACCGCTGCTTCCACATCTTTTAAAATATTAGATACGAATGTAGGGTCTACCTTAATTCCTGTTTCTGTTCTATATCCGGGTGCTACAATTTGCGATTCGTTTTCAAAAATGAGCATGATTGTTGTTTTAGCGTAATCTTGTGTAGAGCTTAAAAAATTCTCCATCTCTCTTTCCGTCATGTCAAACATAGCTATTTACCGCCTTTCTTCTCCGTATGTGTATTGATAAAAATCGTATCATATCTTCGCATTGCCTGATTAATTGTTACACTTAATTCTTTTTGTAACTTCATCGCGTTTCTCGTTAGGATATATTCATAGATTCCTAAAGCGACAAATGCGAGGATAGTCCCTGTAATAAAATACGACAGCGTTGAACGTTCTACCACGATACCTCCTAGACTTAAAAGTGATGCGATACCAAACCCTACCGCTTGTACTACAACAACTAGTAAGATTTTATCTCTTAAACTTTTTTCTACTTTCACGGGCTACTCTACCTCCACTTGAGAAATTTTTTGGTACTACCCTAATATAGTAGTTATCCAAAAAATATCAGTACGAAGTACTATATTAGTACTGATAAATCTCTAGGAAGAGGGTAATTACAATGGTATATTTCGTGCTGTCTATTGCCTTTACCCTAATCTTCTACCTCGTAGCTTCTTATATGTCATATATTACTGCATCCATTCTTCATCGAGGTATAATTTTTCGTTTGATTATTCCAACTGTAAAAGCTGTCATGTTTATTACAATTGTCTATACCTCTATTATAGCAGATATCGTACTATTCAGCGGCGGCAAGTACGAAACCGTCGCGTTCAAAAACGGTGTCATGTCTACGGTTGTAGTTACTTCTCTAACAACGAACAAAGGAGAAAGGGGGAGGAAAAAATGATTCCCGCAGGAAACATAAGAAATATTGATGTAAAAGGCGAATTATGTGAGCTTATTGACAATATGGTGAATGGTCACCGAACAAGTTTCCATATGTATACAATTCATCGATTGATGTCTTTAAGCCTGTTAAATAGCTATGAATTTAAATATCTGGAAACACCAGAAAGTGATTGGATTCGAGTACAGATAACTTTCGATAATGAAAAATCTGTTAAAATAGGAATTAATACATGTTCTCAATATGGTCAGATAGAGGATGAGGACAGCCTTGCAGTTTTAAAAGAATTATCGGAGCATAAAACAAGTGAAGAAGGGAAGGGAACAGTTAGCAAAGGATTTTTAACATTCAGTAGATAAAAAAGAGAAAGGTGGATTGGTCATGACTAATCAACAAGAATTTGAGTACAGATTAAAAGAGATAGAAAACGTACTGAAAGAACATGCCGAAGAATCCGAAGATATGAAAAAAGTATTAGAGGAACTTCAAGCTATCGTTCGAGACATTGACAAAAACACAGCTATAAACGAAGAAAAACAATCCCACCTAATCTACCGAATTGACCTCCTACATCAAAAGTTAGCAACATTAGAAACAAGAGGCGAGAAGGGTACGGATAAACAACGTGCGTTAGTCGAGAATGCCCTTATGGTTGTATTAGGTGGTATCTTAAGTTACATATTCAGTTTATCTCAAAAATAAGAAAGGAAGTTGAACATGGCAGTAAAAAAAGACGTAGAAGTAACCTTAATGAACGGAATGATTGCATTCATCCCCGAGGAGGCTTTCCTTACAGCAGGAATCGCAGATACACCAGAATCGGTAATCGGTAACGCTGTTCGTGGTAGTCGTTCACCAGTATTCCATGTGAACACAAAAGCAGACATGACAGGAGATTGGTTGTACGTAATTGCACAAAATATCCTAAGTTTCAAGGTGACGCATAAATAAAATAAAATAGGGAATAGTAAAAAGACCAGTTTGTGCGGCTGGTCTTTTTTAATGTACGCAGCCAGTTTCTAATTCTAGCAAGCAGCCGTGTACATAGTTCATAATGTGTACTCCTAATATCCTTGAAAATTCTATTCCATTTATATTCTCATAGTAGTCCATCTTTTTTTCTATCGTATATTGAATAGTATAGATTAATGAATCGTCTATAGGTTTACCAATAAATTCGTCTAGCGCCTCCTTTAGCTTAGTTTCTACAATGAATTTAAGTATAAAGTTATTGATTGCTCTTGTAATCATTTCTTTCCTTTCCACATTTTCTATAATACCTAGTACTGAGAAATCAAATATCGATAATGTAAGCCTGTTGTATGTGTCTTTTCTAACGTTAACTTCTACTCCATATTTACTTATATATTCTATCTCACTAGTTACAAACACTTATTTTCCCTCCACGGCTCTATTTTTCTTTTCTAATAAACCATATCGTTTTGACTCCAGTTCCCTATTTTCGTCTTCTGATAAATCTTCAAATAGTTCTCTATAACCTACTTTGAATAAGTCCTCCAGCAACATTAACTTTTCCGGTCTAGGGAATTTAAGTCCACCTTCCCAGTTACTAACTGTTGAGAAGCTTACTCCCAACTTATCTCCTAGTGAATATGTTGTATAACCTGCATCCATTCTATATTTTTTCAATCTCTTAGGTGTTCGTTCTTTTTTTGTCATCTTTATTTTGACACTCCTTTTCGTTTTATTTGTTGTTGTACATCTACAATAGCACCTTATTTCCTAAATGTCAACAACATTACCTAATTAGTTTTAAATAAATTCTACACTACCTAGTATATCTTTTCTGAGTACAAGTTATTCCTTAAAAATAACTATTCCCTATTTTATTTTAACTTTTTCCTGATGAAATAGGTTTACCTCATATCTGACAAACCTTATTATATCAAGGTTTAACTGACATATATTTAATTTTACTCTTGACTAAATGTTTTAATTTTAAATAAATAATAGGTAATATTTCTGATACTATTCCCTATTTTATTTTTAAGGGTTCCCTATATCTATTACTGTATTTATTATTAATATTTAATTACATATATAATATTTAATATTAGTTATTTTATTTAGTTATATTTATTATACTCTACGTCCAAAAAAATAATTAATAAAAGACAAGTAGCTCATCAGGACAGACGAAGCCGACAGAAGCCGATTGAGCGATTCTGATGTAATTTATCCAATAAGAAGTTAAAGACGTTGTACGAGGCTCCTAGATACCTCATATTAGATGATAAACAAGTTAAAGGCTTGTCAGGATTATACCTAAAATAAATATTCAGAATTTTTAAAATATTTTACTTGTTAGTGTGTATTTTTCTTCAATACAGGTTATAATATAGATATAGGTTCCCCCATAACCTATCGTATCTAGTTTTCTCCTCCTCTGATTCGTGAAATCTTAGATACATGTTTTGTTAGGCATATTATCCTTCTCACTTTGAATAGGTTGATTTTTCATTCGTTTTATGTTAACACGCTCTTAAATGAAACGGATTAGCCCTGTCTGGTATGTACGTACCGTGATGGGGCATTTTTTATGTCCACGAAAATAGGGAGTTGCCTTATATATGGTATAATAGAAGTAAGGACATTTCCAACAAAATCAACTACTTAGTACTATATTAATAAATAGGGTGTGGTTTTATTGACCTCATATCAAAAAGATGAAAAATGGAATAAAGCAAAGCAACTGTTAGCTACAGGTTTAACTTGGATTGAAGTGGTTAGTTACTACAGGCTCTTAGGTGGAACGAAAGTGAAAGTGTACTCCATCCTAGAACGAGAGAAGTTGTTAATCATGGATATGACTGGAGATAAAAATGTAGCCTTAATAGATGCGAACGGGGAAATAGTCTATGCAAGTTATCTCGATGTCAAGAACAGTCGCAAGGTTTTCGAATACAGATAATTCAGAATATTCCCTATTTTATTTGAATAGAAGGTGGAATGCAAATGGGATTCTGGAGTTTCCTAAAGAAAGCTCCTTCGGCAAATCCATTAGAATTATTGAATCCAGAGGACAAGCACTCTGAGATTTCTACGATGATTCGACAGATTGAAGAAGAGCAAATTATGAAGAGTACGACAGCAGAAAAAGGTAAAGCCAAAGCTTATGAAGAACCGATATTAGGTCAATTCTCAATTAACCCTGATTACAAAGAGGCTCCATCAAAAGATGGTAACTACAACCTGTTAGAAAATTTAAAGTTGTGGTCACGAAAGAACATTATTGTTAACGCTATCATCAACACCCGTGTTAACCAAGTTTCGATGTTCTGTAGCCCGGCTCGATACAGTTCGAGAGGTGTAGGGTATGAGGTTCGATTAAAAGACCCATTTAAAGACCCGACTACACATGAAGAAGCTGCAATCAAACGCATAGAAGACTTCCTTCAATATACAGGAAACATGAAGGATGACTACACACGAGATAACTTCCGCGGATTCATTAAGAAGATTATCCGTGACCGCCTTATTTATGACAAGATTAACTTCGAATTAATCTACGATAAGCAGGGCGAACTTAATCGTTTCAAAGCGGTAGATGCTTCTACAATTTACGTAGCGGTTGATAAAGAAGGGCGCGAACCTAAAGGTAAGGATTCCGAGAAGTTCGTACAGGTTTTAGACCGAAGAAAAGTAGCGGCATTCAAAGCGAAAGAGATGGCTTGGGAAGTTCATAACCCGCGTACCGATATTACGGTAGGTCGATATGGTTATTCTGAGCTAGAACTAGCAATGAATCATTTACAGTACCATGAGAATACAGAGCTATTCAACGCTCGTTACTTTGCTCAAGGTGGTACAACTCGTGGATTACTTCACATTAAAACTGGACAAGACCAATCGAGACATGCTTTACAGGCATTCCGTCGTGAATGGCAAACAATGTTTAGTGGTATCAACGGCGCTTGGAAGATTCCGGTTGTATCAGCAGAGGATGTTAAGTTCATCAATATGACTCAATCATCGAGAGATATGGAGTTTGAAAGATGGCTAAACTATCTAATCAACGTTTTATGTAGTATCTACGCTATCGACCCATCGGAGATTAACTTCCCGAACCGTGGCGGAGCTACTGGTAGTTCTGGTAGCACACTAAATGAAACAAGCGCAAGAGAAAAGAACCGTATCTCTCGTGACAAAGGACTAGAGCCTCTATTAAAATTCATTGAGGATGCAATCAATAAATACATAGTTTCACAGTTTGGCGATAAATACATATTCACATTTGTTGGTGGAGACGCACAGACAGAACGTGAAATCTTAGAAACTCTTGAATTACAATCTAAAGTCGGTCTTACATTTAATGATATTCGTAAGAAGCTTGGCTATCCTCCAGTAGAGGGTGGAGATGTAATCAACAGCGGTGTTCACGTACAAAGTCTAGGTCAAATCATGCAAGAGAAAATGATGGAGCAACAGTTCGCATTGCAGAAGCAAGAAGCAAAACAAGCGAATGCAGCAGCTAAAACCAAGACCTCAACGCCAACCAAAGAGCAGTCAGAAGCACAACAGAAAGGGATGAACGGTGACTCTAAAAACGTTAACGGTAAAGGCACCTATAACAAGTCCGTAGGTAAGGATGGACAAGTAAAAGGAGCTAGAAATACCAATTCTGCAAAGCAAGGCGGCAAAGGCAACAACGGTGAAACTGTAAATAGCGATGCTAAGAAAGGCGGTAAGAAGTAATGAATAGTTACAGAGCTGTTTTTTATTACATGGCTTTAGCTATCATTAACATTCCGAGAAGTCTATATTACAAATTAACCAACAAAAATTAGAATAACCCTCGACTAAGTGGTACTTTTGCTATATTAATATCAGTTACTATCGTACCACTTAGAAAGGAGGAATGCACTTGGAAACATACGTGGATAAAGCAACAGGTAAGTTTAATATGTTCGTACCAATCGATATTGAAGAATCTATTAAAAAGAATGACGATTCTCCTTCCGAGAAATCTTGGTATCTTCGTGGGTACGCAACAACTCGTGACTTAGACAGACAAGACGATATTGTTGACCCTAACGGGATTGACATTGATTACTTCTTGCAACATGGATACATAAATTACGAGCATCAACAAGGAGACTTCTACAAAATAGGAGTTCCAACAGAAGGGACATATGTTGACCCAGACGTTGGTTTATATGTTGAATGTAAACTATATAAGGACAACCCTTACGCTAAGAGTATGTGGGATTTAGCAACAAACATCCAAAAGTCCGGTGTAAAACGCAAACTAGGATTCTCTGTAGAGGGGTTCGGTTTAGGACGGGATGAAGAAGACCCTCGTATTCTTAAAAAGTTACGCGTCACAAACGTAGCAGTAACAACAAACCCAGCTAACCCATTTGCAACATGGGAACATTTCATGAAGTCCTTTACGGCTGGTTATCCTATTTCACCAGACAACGCTCTCGACGCTGGAGCATTAAGTCCAGAATCATTTGCTAGAAGCCTTTACAACCTAACATGGACGTTAAAGAAATCTGACGATAAAGAGTTTGCAGAGACATGGGATAAGATAGGAGATTACCTAGATGCAATGGATAGAAATACTCCGGAGTGCGCGATGCTATTTTTGCAGATTGCTAAAGGGTATTCTAGAAATGAAGCATTAGAAAAACTAAAAACATTTTATTCGAAATCCAGAAAGGAGCAATAATTAATGACACAAGTAAAAATTTCTGAGTTAACGAAAGAACTAGAGGGTATGTCAGAAAAGGAAGTTGTAGAAAAATCTATGGACTTATCTGTTGAACAAGACGTTACCCCTGTAGCCGAGGCTAAAATTCCGGAACCAGAAGAGAAGGAAGAAGAAAAAGCCGAGGAGCCTAAAGAGGAAGAAAAATCCGAAGAGGCTAAAGAAGAGGACGAAGAGGTTGTCGAAAAGTCTGCTGATAAAAAAGAAGACAAAGAAGACAAGAAGGACGAGAAAGAAAAAGGCAAGGACAAGGAAAAAGGTAAAGATAAAGACAAGAAAGAAGAAAAGGAAGAAGTTAAGAAATCTGAGGCTCCTACAGCTCCAGCAGAAGCTTCTGAATTGATTTCTGGTGCAGAACTATTATCTGCGTTCGAAGCCGTTGTAAAGTCTTATGAGGGCGTTAGAAAAGAACTTAAAGACTCTGAGGATTCTATTGTCGAAAAAGTTACTAAATCTATCCTTCCTATGATTGAAAATATCGCTAAACATTTCGAGAACCTTAAGAAAGAAGAGGTTAAAGAAGAAGTAGCGGAAGAGCCGAAGGAAGAAGAAGTTAAAGAACCTGAGGTAAAAGAAGAAGTTAAGGAAGAAGAAACGGAAGTTGTAGAGAAATCTATGGCACCTGTTGAAGAAGAAGAGTTAGAAGGTAAAGCGGTAGAATATATCGAAAAATCTGCTAACGCTGCTGTCGAAGAGGAAGTAGAAGAAGAGGTAGTGGAAGAAGTATTTAAAGCTGCTGACCATGCTTCTACAGTCGTTGATATCGCTATCGCTAGTGGCTTTGACCCGGGAACAAACAATCGCGTATTCCAAGCGGTAAACCGTGTTAAAGAAGGACGCGAAACAGCAGAAGATATCGACATCTTCAAAAAAGTTTTAGGTAAGTAATCCATCTTCGAAAAAAATAAGTAAGAAGTGTTATATTATACTCGTAGGCTCTAAAAATATGAAAAGGTAGCTTCCCTCCTCCTAAGTTACCTTTTCCATTTGTGGTATAATAGAGTTAAGGGGAGATAAATTACGTTATCAATAAAATATATAAAATACATATACTAGAAAGGAAGAATTTATAAATGACAGAATTACAAAAAGAACAGAAAGTCGAAGCTCGTAAGCTCCCTGCTGGTGCAGAAGCAGAGTTAAAAGAACTAGTTTCGAAGTCATTTACAACTGGTACTGGTATTACTCCAGATACACAGCAAGACGCAGCAGCTTTACGTCGCGAACTTTTAGACGACCAAGTAAAAATGCTTGCATTCACAAATGGAGATTTCACTATTTATCCGTTGATTAACAAACAACAAGTTAACTCAACAGTAGCTAAATACGCAGTCTTCAATCAACATGGTCGTACTGGTCACTCTCGTTTCGTTCGTGAGGTAGGGGTAGCATCTATCAATGACCCTAACATCCGTCAAAAGACAGTACAAATGAAGTTCTTATCTGATACTAAGCAACAATCACTTGCTGCTGGTTTAGTTAACAACATCGCTGACCCAATGACAATCTTGACAGAGGATGCAATTTCTGTTATCGCTAAATCTATCGAGTGGGCAATCTTTTACGGAGATGCAGCATTAGCAGCAGAAGCAGATAATCAAGCTGGTATCGAGTTCGATGGTTTAACTAAACTTATCGATGAAGCTACTAACGTTATCGACTTAGCTGGGGAACGTTTAGATGAGGCTACTTTAAACAAAGCGGCTGTAATCGTAGGTAAAGGTTATGGACGAGCTACTGATGCATTTATGCCAATCGGTGTACAAGCTGACTTCACTAACAACCTATTAGACCGTCAACGTGTTATCCAACCGTCACAAGCTGGTGGATTCTCAACTGGTTTCTCTATCAACCAATTCTTATCTACTCGTGGTGCAAT